CCGCCAACATGCAGATCCAGGCGATGTCGCAGGAGATGCAGCAGATGGCCACGATGCTGCAGAACGTCAACCAGTCGATGGAAGCGCAGAAGCTGGACATCGACAAGTTCAAGGCTGAGACGGACGCCGAGGTCAAGGCATACGAGGCTGAGACGCGGCGACTGCAAGCTGTGGCCGCCGGAATGCAGCCTGAGCAGGTGCAGGAAGTGGTCTTGCAGACCCTGCGCGATGTCATGACGACGGGCGACATGGTGGTCAATCAACGCATGGCTGAGATGCAGCCGATGGAGGCTCCGATGAGCGAGCCGATGGGAGTCCCGGTATGAGTTGCGCCGATTTTGTCGGCACGCTGTTTCTGGCCCGGGATGTGGCCCACAGTGTGCATCTGAACACCCGCAGCTACTCCAAGCACAAGGCGTTGCGCCACTTCTACGACAACATCGTGGAGCTGGCTGACAAGTTCGCCGAGGCGTATCAGGGCCGGCACGGGCTGATCGGCCCAATCACGTTGATGTCGGCCAAAAAAACTGGCAACATTGTGGAGTTCCTTGAGGACTCGATGGCGGACATCGAAAAGATGCGCTACGAGTGCTGCAAGAAGGAAGACACGCCGATCCAGAATATCATTGATGAGATCATCGGGCAGTATCTGTCCACGCTCTATAAACTGAAAAACCTTGCCTAATCGGAGTTAACCGTGGCCGTAACCCTTTCTCTGTTTGCTGGCGTAGGCGCTCAGTTTTTTGACAATAACGGTAATATTCTTACCGGCGGTAAAATTTACTCTTATTATGCCGGTACGACAAGCCCGTTGGCGACTTACACAACAAACGTTGGTAACGTTGCACACACCAACCCTATCACCCTTGATTCTGCTGGACGCGTGCCCTCGGGCGGCGAGATTTGGTTGACCAATGGCATCGGCTACAAGTTTATCCTTAAGAACTCTGCCGACGTAACTGTTGCAACTTACGACAATATTCCGTCTTCCGCGCAACCGCCTGCCGCCAACGACGCTGATTCTATTCAGTATGAGCAAGGGTACACAGTAAATGCCGGCAGTTTTGTCATCGGCAACACATATCGTATTGTCACGGTTGGTACGACCGACTACACGCTTATTGGAGCTACATCTAACACCGTAGGCTTGCATTTTATCGCTACCGGCGTTGGTTCTGGAACCGGCACGGCCGAACTGTCTCAGACTGTCGAAACCAAGCTGCGTGAGACCGTCAGCGTCAAGGACTTCGGCGCTGTGGGCGACGGGGTGACGGATGACACGGCTGCGATTCAGGCTGCGTTAAACATGACGGGGATAATTTATATCCCTGACGGCACCTACATTGTTTCGCCTTTGGACATCCTTAGCAACACAACACTGGTGTTCTCATCTGGCGCCACGTTGTTGGCAAAAAGCGGCGCTTACATTTGGAGCGATTGCCTTCTTAACGTATTGGTTAAAGACAACGTGACGATTCACGGCAACGGTGCTACGGTACAAATGCGAAAGTCTGAGTACCCGTTGCAAGAAGTTATCAATGGAGTGCTACAGAATTCTGAGTATCGCCATTGCGTTCGTATTTTGGGCTCCAGTAATGTCAGGGTATACGATCTAGTTTGCAAAGACCCCGGTGGAGATTGTTTTGTTGTCAGCGGGGCATCCAACGAAATAAACACCAATGTTGCGCTTTACAACTGCATAGCAGACAACGCAAGTCGCAATGGGTTGTCCATCACCAACGCCATAAATTGCTTGGTCATTGGTGGCGAGTTCAAGAACAGCAACAGATTCCCTCCGCAGTTTGGCATCGACATTGAGCCGAACCCACTGGCTGGCTATCAAATCCAGAACATCAACATCATTGGTGTTCGCACCTCCAATAACACTGGCGGCGGCATTTCAGTCGTACCCCCACGTACAGACGGTCCCGTGTCCGTCAACATCAGCGACTGGACTTCTTTCTACGACGGTCAAAACGGTGGCTTTCTGGCCTCCAACGGCGGTCAAGGCATGACTGCAAAAATGCAGGGTTCGGTCAACGTAAATAACTGCACGATCATCAACCCACAAACAATGGGTGTTCACGTTCAACGATGGGATGAGTACGCTCCAAAGTTGAATATTCAAAACGTCAATGTTGTTAACCCCGGCTCTAACGCCACGTTGGCTGCGGTTTCTGTTTTGTTCCGTACTGGTGTTTTGATTAACCGCGAGGCCGCGCAAGTTGTTGCATCACTTGGTGACATTTTCATTAAGGACGTTGCAGTCAGGGATGATCGTACAGTTCCAAACACGTTCACCCCGTACTACATCCGCAATGCCGGAGTAACACTCTTCAAAGACATTGAGATCATCAACCCCAGCGGAAACGTCTGGACGAACACCAACATTCAGCCAACATTGGTTGTTGGCCCAATTGAAAATGTTTCGATCAAGTATGACAACGGGTTCTTGGTGGACAACCAAGCAACTCAAACGCTTGCAAAACACCAAATTGGCACTACAACAGCAGCGGCAACAAACTCGAATTTCACGCTTCCCTTGGCTGCCGATGTTATTGGTGCTGAGTATTCCTTCTTGGTGAACAACCCCGGCTTAGTCCTAATTTTGTTGCAGGGCAGCGATGTTATTGAAGCATATACACCTGCTGGTTCTGGATCATCTGCGGCACTGATTTCAAGAACTGTCGGCTCTCGGATAACGCTCAAAGCCGTTGCCGCTGATCGTTGGCAGGTATTGAACGCAACAAGCGGATGGGGAACACAGAACTATTATGGTCAACGGTATCCGACAACTTTCAACTTGACTAATCCGACTACGGGAACGTGGGAGCGTGGCGACATCATCTGGAACAAGGAGCCGTCTGCGGGTGGCAAAGTTGGCTGGGTGTGCGTCACAGCAGGCACACCGGGCACATGGAAAGCCTTTGGAGTCATCGACGTATGATTACACCAGCTTTTTCTCTGAACTTCACAAGTGCCACGCTTGATCCACGGATCACTTTCACACGGGCGCTTGGAACTGCGACTCGTATCAACAGCAGCGGCTTGGTGGAAGTCGTTGCAGCAGACACGCCACGGTTTGACTACACATTGAATACGGGCGGTGCGTGCAAAGGCTTGTTGATTGAAGAATCACGCGCCAACTTGATTCTTCATTCTCAGGCATTTGACAACCCTGTTTGGTCAAAACTTGTCGGGGGGACAGGCGTTACTCCGGTGGTGACTGGTGGGTATCCAGCACCTGACGGAACTAACACCGCGTACCGCATTCAGTTAAATAGAGGGGCAGGCAATACTTCATCGGACTACAGCTTACTTCGTCAAGCACAGGCCAACAATTCAACACCGAAAACTAGGTCGATTTTCATTAAGTCCAACACAGGTGCTTCTCAAACAGTTTCATTGGTTGCTACGTTAAGCAGCGAAATTGTTACGGCGACAACTGAGTGGACACGCGTCAACGGGACATCAAACAGCGGTGCTGTTCAGATTGATATAGCAAACTACGGCCCTCTCGGAACAACACGGGATGTTGACATCATTGTGTGGGGCGCTCAGATGGAGTTTGGTGCGGCGCCACCAACCAGCTACATCCCCACGACCACGACAGCCCTGACCCGCAACGCCGACGTTGCCACCATCACCGGAACCAACTTCAGCGACTGGTGGCAGGCTGGTTTTGGTGGCGCCCTCGTCCGCGCTCTGCCGTCCACCGTCAGCGGCACGCGCCCGCTGGTGCAGTTTGACGACGCGACAGCCGACAACATCATCGCCCTGCGCGGCAACACCACCAACCCGGAGCTGTACATCCGCTCGGGCGGGGTGGATCAGGCCACCATTGACGCAGGCACCATTGCGGCCAACACGTCGTACAACTTGACTGGCTGGTGGCAGACGGACTATTGCGCAGCTCGACTGGACAACGGCGCAAGAGTCGCCGACACTTCGGCAACAATTCCGACGGTTGATCAGATGCGAATCGGCAGCGACGGTACAAACTACCTGAACGGCCACATCGCGCTCATCAACTATTACGATCAGTTCTCCAGTCAGATTTACAACCGGCGCAAGAACAAAGCCGTTTTCTCTGTGCTTTAAGGATCAACCATGACCTACACCACTGCGTTTCTTCAAAACGGCGCAACCAAACTGATCGCCGCCGACACCACACCGCCGACCGCCGTGCAGCCGCTGCCGACTTTCACGGCTACGGCATCGCTTCAACCTCGCAATCAATTCCGCGTTGTGAACGCGGGCACGGTCACGGCGTTTCTGGGCGCGGGCCCTTCCGCCGCGCTTGCCGCCACAAATTCGGCAGTTGTGTCCAGCAGCGGTAACGGCATTCCACTGTTGCCAGGCGCTGTCGAAATCTTTTCCTTCCCGCCCAATTGGTATTTCACCTGCAGCACGGCTGCGAGTACCACAACGGTGTACATAACGCCGGGCGAGGGCCTATAATTTTCCAAACCGTACTGGCCCGGCAGACCAGGGCTCTTATGAGCTACCATGACCCAAGAAGCCTTAGCGGAAGTTGACTCCGCGCAATCAGCGCCCGAGGTGACGGCCACCCCGGAGACTGCAGTAACTGAGCCGGAAGTCGCTGAGAATCAACCCGAGCAGCAAGAGGAGAAGAAGTTCTCTCAGGCTGAAATCGACGCGATGATCAGCAAGCGCCTCGCAAGAGAGCAGCGCAAGTGGGAACGTGAGCAGCAGGCTCGGCTGGCAGAAATGCAAGCCGCAGCGCAGCCGAAGGAGCTGCCGCCAGTTGATCAGTTTGAGTCCCCTGAAGCCTACGCGGAAGCGTTGGCAATCAGGAAGGCGGAAGAACTGATTGCACAGCGGGAACTCCAGAAGCAGCAGGCCGCGATGGAGGACGCCTACGCCGAACGTGCGGAAGAAGCCCGGGCCAAGTATGACGACTTCGAGCAAGTCGCCTACAACCCGCAGCTTCGCATCACGTCGGTGATGGCTGAGACGATCAAAGCCTCGGATGTCGGACCGGATCTAGCCTATTGGCTGGGTTCCAACCCGAAGGAAGCTGACCGCATTTCTCGTTTGTCGCCCCTTTTGCAGGCACGCGAGATTGGGAAGATCGAAGCCAAACTTGGCAGCGAGCCTCCCGCCCGTAAGACCTCATCGGCTCCTGCACCGATCACTCCGGTGACGGCAAGAGCTTCAGGAAATCCGAGTTACGATACGACTGATCCGCGTTCGGTGAAGACGATGAGTACCTCGGAATGGATCGAAGCTGAACGCCAGCGCCAGTTGAAGAAAATGCAGGCGCAGTTCAACCGCTAATTTGAAAGGACGCCATCGTGGCTAACTCAATTCTTACCATTGACATGATCACGCGCAAGGCGCTCGAAATTCTCGAGAACAACCTTGTGCTCACGCGCAACGTCAACCGCCAATACGACGACTCGTTCGCCGTTGAAGGCGCGAAGATCGGCTCTACGCTGCGTATCCGCCTGCCGGACCGCGCTCTGGTGACCGACGGCGCTGCTCTGCAGGTGCAGGATGACAACGAGCAGTACACCACGCTGACCGTTGCCAGCCAAAAGCACATCGGCGTGAACTTCACGTCGGCCGAGCTGACGATGCAGTTGGACGACTTTGCTGATCGTGTGCTGAAGCCTCGTATCAGCCAGTTGGCCGCCAGCATCGACGCTGACGTCGCCAATGCGTTCAAGACCATCGGCAACAGCGTCGGCACCCCCGGGACCACGCCTGCGACCTCTGCCGTGCTGCTCGCAGCCCAGCAGAAGCTGAACGAGAACGCTGCTGTGATGAACCCGCGTTACGCCACGGTGAACCCGGCGGCCAACGCTGGCCTGGTTGAGGGCATGAAGGGCCTGTTCAACCCGACCGACACCATCAGCAAGCAGTTCAAGAACGGCATGATGGGCATGGGCGTGCTGGGCTTCGACGAGATCAATATGTCTCAGTCGATCAAGCAGTTCACCTGCGGCACCCGCGACGCTACTGGCGGCACGACCTCGGCTGCAGTCTCCACGGAAGGCGCGACCACCATTGCCATCACCGGCGCTGGCAACAGCGACACCGTGAAGGCTGGCGACGTGTTCACCGTTGCTGACTGCTACGCTGTCAACCCGCAGACACGTGAGTCCACCGGATCGCTGTTCCAGTTCGTGGCTCTGGCTGACGTGACGCTGAACGGCTCCGGCGCTGGCAACATCACGGTGGCGCCCATCTACTCGTCCGGCCACGCGCTGGCGACTGTGGATGCGCTGCCGGGCACCAGCAAGGCCGTGACGTTCGTTGGCGCCTCTGGCAGCCAGTACCCGCAGAACCTGGTGTACCACAAGGACGCCATCACGTTCGCCACCGCCGACCTTCTGCTGCCGCAGGGTGTTGACATGGCCGCGCGTGCTGTCCACAACGGTATCAGCCTGCGTGTCGTGCGCCAGTACGACATCAACAACGACCGTATGCCCTGCCGGATCGACGTGCTGTACGGCTACAGCACCATCCGTCCGCAGATGGCCTGCCGTCTCTGGGGCTAATCGAAACGGGGGCTATGTCCCCCTTTCCAAACTCATTTTGAAAGGATTTCATCATGGCTCTCCCTAACGGCGCTGGTGGTTATCAAGTCGGTGACGGCAATCTGACCGAAGCCAAACTGAGCGTTCAAACTGTCCCCGCGACCCTGACCGGCGACACCACTCTGACCGGCGCACAAGTGGCGCTTGGTCTGGTGGTTTGCCAAAAGGCCAGCGATGCCACGCTGACGGTCACGCTGCCTACGGCTGCTCTTCTTGACGCTGCTATCCCCAGCGCCAAGGTTGGCTCGTCGTTCACGCTGACGATCACCAACAACAACAACTCCGGCTCCTCGTCCACCGTGCCCGTCTCCACGGGTACCGGCATCACGATCTACGGTTCTGTGACCGTGCCGCGTTTCGGTGCGTACACTTACCTGTTCGTGAAGACGGGCGATGCGGCTTGGTCTGCCTTCCTGATGTAATTTGAAGGGGGTTTCGGCCCTCGCACTGAAAGGACTCACTATGCCTAATACCAAGCCGATTGGTGTGGCGTATGCGGATCAGTTGCTGGACGGTGCTCGTTTTGTTCCCGAGGTGGCGGCCAACACCACTGCCTTGACGACCATCACGGCGTCTGCCCCCGGCACTCCCGACTACGCGGTTCAAGATCTGGTCAACAGCGGCGGTTACGGTTTCGTCACCGCCGACGAAGGCCAGACGGTTTTGAGCGTCATCATCAACCTTCAGACTCGGGTTGCAGAACTTGAGTCGAAGCTGGCGACCTACGGCCTGCTGCCGTAATCACACGGGGGCTTCGGCCCCCGCTTTCACTATGGCAGTCATCTATCTTCGACACCCCCGCCACGGCGCCAAGGTCGCGTGCACCGACTGGGAGGCGGCGTATGATGAGCAAAACGGCTGGGAGCGGTATGATCCTACGGTACCGGCAGCGCCGGCTGTGGTAGAGGCGACGCCTGCTGCCGACGAGAATATGCTGCGTGTGAGGCGCAAACGGCGCTTCGACGCCCAAGAAGGGGCCTGATATGGCTACGGCTGGCGATCAGATCAACCGAGCGCTGCGGCTGCTCGGCGTATTGGCAGAGGGCGAGACACCCTCGGCGGCAGTGTCGCAGGACGCGCTGACGGCCATGAACCAGATGATCGACAGTTGGAATACTGAGCGGCTGTCGGTCTTCTCGACGCAAGACCAAGTGTTCACTTGGCCCACCAGCACGATCAGCCGCACGCTGGGGCCGAGTGGCGACTTCGTTGGCAACCGGCCGATTCTGTTGGACGACGCGACGTACTTCCGCGACCCGGGCACCAATGTCAGCTTCGGCATCAAGATCATCAACCAGCAGCAGTACGACGGCATCGCGGTCAAGACCGTGACCTCGACGTACCCGCAGGTGCTGTGGGTCAACATGACCTACCCGAACATCGAGATGTACATCTACCCGGTGCCGACGCGGCTGCTGGAATGGCATTTCGTCAGCGTCGAAGAACTCAGCGGCCCGGCCACACTGGCGACGGATCTGGCGTTTCCGCCCGGGTATCTGCGCGCGTTCACTTACAACTTGGCGATGGAGATCGCGCCTGAGTTCGGCGTCGAGCCGTCGGCCCAAGTTCAGCGCATCGCCATGACCAGCAAGCGCAACCTGAAGCGCATCAACAACCCGGACGATGTAATGTCGATGCCGTACTCGTTGGTGGCTACTCGTCAGCGGTTCAACATCTACGCCGGGAACTACTAAGTGAAGTCTCCCATCCTCGGCTCATCGTATGTGGCTCGCAGCGTCAACGCTGCGGACAACCGCATGGTGAACCTGTTTCCGGAAATTGTTCCGGAAGCAGGCAAGGAGCCGGCGTTTTTGAACCGCGCACCTGGGCTGCGCAAACTGGCCGAGATGGGGTTCGGTCCCATCCGGGGACTGTGGGCGTTCTCAAACGATGCCACCACGGCCTTCGTCGTCAGCGGCACGCAGTTGTACAGGATCAACACCAGCTACACCGCGACGCTGCTGGGCACGGTGGCCGGTACGGGGCCGGTGAGCATGGCGGACAACGGCATCCAGTTGTTCATCGCCGCCAACCCCAACGGCTACATCTTTAACACGCAGACCAACGTCTTCGCGCAGATCACTGACCCGGACTTTCCCGGCGCGGTGACAGTGGGCTACCTCGACGGCTACTTCGTTTTCAACGAGCCGAACAGCCAGAAGATCTGGATCACCGCGTTGCTGGACGGCACCAGCGTGGATCCGCTGGACTTGGCTAGCGCCGAAGGCTCGCCCGACGGCGTGGTGTCGATCCTGACCAACTTCCGCGAGGTCTGGGTCTTTGGCACCAACAGCGTCGAGGTCTGGTACGACTCCGGCGCGTCGGACTTCCCTTTGCAGCGCATTCAAG